CCAGCCAGCCATAGCCATGTACTTAAATGCTTCTGCGGATTCACTTGCTGAATACTTTGTTTTTAATCCCATTTCCTTAGCTTTCTTCGACAGCATTTCAAGGTCTGTCCCTGTTGCTCCGGATATCGATTGGACGGTACTCATTCCTTTTTCAAAGTCTGCTGCCAGCTTTACGGAAGCAACTCCAATTCCCGCAATAGGGGCAGTAACTGTTTTTGTTAGATTAGCACCCACGCCGGCAATAGCTTTCCCTGACCGTTCTATCTGCTTTCCAGCCTTTATCCATTGCCTTGCGTTATCTTGTAAATATGTGCCTGCAATCCTTAAAGGACTCGACATTTTATCAACAAGCCGTAATGTTACATCAACTATTTTTCCCATTTATCCACCTTCTTAGCCTTCATACATTCTCTTAAGCTCTTCCGCTCTGTCTTGCATTTCCTGACTTATAAAGGCTTTCAGTATCGTTCTTTCGCCTCGCCCCATCTCTTTGACACAGCTTGGCAATATGTCGTGATAGCGAAAAAGGAGGTACATAAGTGGTACCTCCTTATCCGCCTTTATAAGTTTTTTATTTCTTCCTCTTCATTCTCATCCTTGGTGATTCCGCAAAGGGCAGATATCTCATCGCTTAACTCGTTTACCTCAATTCCGAAGAGCTTTTCGCAAAGGTCTCTCGCGGTCTTGCAGTCAAAATGTGCCTGTAGGCTCTTGTTCATTAAATCAGGCTCCACAAGTGCCTCGGTGCAAAGAATAAGCTTTGCATCATAAGACTTTGCAATATCAAAGCTACCGTTTTTATTGAACTGATAACCGACTATGTCGTTGATTCTTCTTGATGGAATCTCACTTATGGTTACATCAACAGTCTCTTCTTTACTGCCTAAGAGTGTAGCAAGTCTCTTTGACTTAAACACACCCTTTTTAAGCTCATCCGCCTTTTTGGAATCTATCTTTAATAACTCATCAACTAAATTCATTCTTTACCTCCTAATTAGAGTGATGGTATGGAATCAAGGACTTCCCAACCCGTAAAGGTAAATGGGATTGATTCTTCTCCAAGTTTCTTTACTTCCCAGTTAGCAAGAGTAATCTCGTCAAATACGCAGCCTGTGAGCTTAACTCTTTCCACACCTTCGGAATCAGGATCAGCAAGCTTTGATATAATGGTGCATTTAACCACTTTTCCCTTTTTGATGCTATCTGATAACTTGGTTAAGAAGTAGCTTGTAACCTTGTTGAGCTTGATTGTACCCTTACAATCTATGCCGGTTATCTTGTATCCTTTTACTAGTGTTCTTGCCTGATTGACCTCAGTCTTTTCAAGTGTAGCCTTAGCTTCAAGCGACAATACTTCAGCTAAATAGTAATCATCTAGCCATAACTCTCCATAAGTTCCATTAATTGCCTTTTCAGGTGAAAACTTATTTTCCATTTTTCCCCTCCTTAAATAGTGATGTTAAGAGATACATCCTCAATTGCATCGGTCATTGTGAGCGCTACTTTAAGGAATACATTTGAGCCTGTGTTGGCTGTCTTTATCTCTTCATCATTCATTTTACTTACATCTACACCCCTGCCCTTTAAATAGCTCCTGTTAGCCTCAATATCCATTTCAAGGGTGTAACCTTCAATTACTGAAAGCCTCATAAGTTCATCGAAATAGTTGCCAATTGCCGACATAAGAAGGCACTTATTGTCGTAATTGTTCGGATACTTACCGATATAGTTATCCTCTGTTGTTCTGCGGATGTCATCGGAGATCATATCAAGGGCATCCATGATTTTTATCTTTTGGAACTGTGTGTTCTTTTCCGGAGTAAGGGTAGTAAGTGAATTAACTCCCCTGCCTGTCTTTACCTTTTCACCATCCCACCAAACTATGAATTCTCCACCATCAACAGCACTATCCATTCTTTCCTTCGTAAGCCTTGTACAGTCTGTGAGTTCAGGAAGTGGCGCATAGGTGCTAGACATTTTAAGCGGTGTGCCTGCTATTATGCCGGCTATTCTGCTACAAAACTGTTCTGCGGTGTAGGCTTTATCACCTATAAAAGTCTTTTCCGTAGTGTAATTGATGATAGCCTCATTATCTCCCTTGGTATTTGGTATCACAGCCTTAATAAGTTTTTTAGCTGTCCTCTCTGCCTTTACATAAGACACAATTTCAGCTGTCTTTTTATCTGTCCCAACACTTGGAACTACAAGGTAGTTAAATTTGATGGTTTTAAGATAATCAAGTGCAGCCTTGTAGTTGTCTGCTGTCTTATTAAGCACATAAGCAATAACCTTGCTAGGTGCATTTACATAGCCCCTTAGGGCAAGCCTAATCTGTTCCTTATTGTCATCACTAAGGTTTGCAGGGATATCTGCTTCAGATACGCAGACAACCGGATTAACTTCCGGGATATTGGTGTCTTTTAATATCATTGCAATAATCCCTCTGTCTCCTCTTTTTATAGCCGTTGCAGCTATCTCAGAAAAGGAGATTGAAATACTTGGCATTCCCATTATTCGTCCTCTACTTTCTTTGTGAATTCAACATTATCAATAACTTCGCTATTGTCTTGGTGTGTAATTAAATTACACCATTCTAAATTTATGGTTATCTGTGGGATATTCCTGTCTATTCCCACATAATCCCAATCAAAGCCTTTTACATCTATTGCCCTGCTGCCTACTTTTACGAAAAGTCCAAAGATATCCTTTATCCTGTCAATTACCCTTAGAGTCTCAACTTCATCCTTGCTTTTTTGCAGATAAGTTATATAAAAGGCCATAGAGTTATACATCGTGTTATAGTTGACAGGCGAAACCTCCAAGGGCTTTAACTGTGTAAAAAAACACGGCCTGTCATAGGCTTCAATGACATCCGTGCTATAGTATTTATAGTCAGGAAATTCACTTTTTAGCAAATCAAGCAGGGCTTTCTTTACATCTATCAGCGTCATATAAGCCCTCCCTCTTTTAATAGTGCTTCTACCATGTTATCCACATGTTCCTCGAATTTATCCTCATAGACCTTAGTAGCCTTATCAAGATAATGTACGCCCTGTACAAAGCCTATAGTCTTTCCCTTAACCTTTAACTCGTGCCCCTTCTCTACAAGGTGGAAATGCGGAGACTTTGCAGATATCTCAACAAACTGGTTATTCATTAGCCCTTGAACCTGTGACACCCTAAAAGATGACAACTTTCCAAGTGACTTTTTATGCTCGCTCTTCGTCTTTGTGAGTTCTTTAGCGTTATTTACTATATTGCGCCTAAGAGCCAAGGCATCCTTTTTCAATAAATCTCCTGCCTTATCCGGGTACTTTGCCACAAGTTGGTCAAATGACATCTTTAGCTCATCCAATCCCTTGACTTTCAATTCTGCATCAGCCAATATCCATCACCTCTTTGTTGACATAATCCACGCATCTGATTTCAAGTAATTTACGCTCAAAATCCACATCTATAACGCTTTCTATTGAAAAGGTCCTGTCTTTATACTTTAAAAAACAGTTAGTGTCTATACCTTCTGTATAGCGAATATAGCATTTGTGGGTTACTTTGCTTTGTACCTTTTGCACTTCGTAATATTCAGCCCCTCTAAGTGGCTGTAATGTACCCCATACAGTCTTAATCAGTTGCAATCCCTTTGTAGTCTGCCCCAAACTGTCTTGTATGTCGGCTAATTTATAAAAGGAAAGCCGTTTATTCAGCTTTCCGATTACTAAAGTTCTTATGACAATCACCTCCGTTACAAAAGGTTCACGCTGTGAGAGTTTAATATAGTCATCACCATTCTGTTTACTCCTCCAGCCTTATCAAGCTGATAATTCCTGTTGTCAAACATATCTGCGACAAGGACAAACAGTGCCTGCGTAATATCCGGATATTTATCAAGGCTCTCATCATCAAGCCCTGTATAAGTTTTGATATGCGCAACAGCACTGTCTTTCATCCTTTCAAGTTCAGAGGTTTCAATTTCGTTTGGCTCGTCAAGACGGATAAAATTTACAAGGTCATCAACCGTAACTTCACTAACTTTCATTTTTACCGCCTCTTTCTAAGTGTGGTTAGCCCTTAATTACTAGCTTTGCGATCTTCTGTGCGTTCTGTACCTTTGCATCAAGTTCAACAAAACCAAGTACCTCAACAGCATGCTGCCTTGCCTTAACTTCTGTAAGTACCTTGATATTGACTTTTTCAGATACCTTCTTAACAAGTCCTGTGAATTCCCCATAATAAATAACGGTTGCCCCTGCTTTTACATCATCCATGCTGTCAGATGTATATACTTCTTTTCCAAGTAACTCATAGCCCCATCTCGTAGTTGCATCTTTGTTAAGAAGATAATTACCCTGTCCATCCTTGAGTTTTCTAATTATTTTCCTTGTGTCCCTACTCATTATCCAATAAGCATTTTTCTGATAAGCATCAGGTACCTTTTCCTGTAAATCAATAAGCTCATCAGGTACGATGGTTGTTCCTGCCGTCTTAATCACCTGAGTAACTTTAGAAAGGCCTTCAATTTTATTGCTAGTTCCATTAAGAAGTTCCTTCTCTATAAATTTCGCGATGCTCTCTGACATTCTTCTGATCACAAATCCCACTACATCGAAATTTGAATTATTGATAAGGCTTACAGATACATCTGCAATAGCTCTTCCAAGATAACCCGTAAGGTTAATTGATTTGAACTTGCCAGTCTTGCTATCGCCGTCTGTAAATTCGTCAGCGTATTCCATAGTAATGTCAGAAGTGCTTTCGTCATAGTATGGGATATTTAATGTACCACCCACGTTATACCTGTCAGAATCCTGAAAGATAGGGCAGATTTCAACAACTTTCTCAATGATCTTCTTAGCGATTGTGGCTGGAATAACTGCTCCATTCTCTCCCTTAGTCAACTCTCCTGCTCTTGTCTCCTCGCTTCTGATAAGCGCATCAAAAACCTCGTAATCTCTTTCTTCAAT